TTTTTAGTCGCCTCCTAAACGACTGAATCTATTATGTTTTGAATATCGGTATTCGTCATACGAAAAGCATCAAGGTCTTCAAACGACTTGTTGCCGATAAGCTCAATGTCGTTTATCTGCGGCTTGTTGATAAGCTTTTCATAATCCTTCGTCCCGTCTTCACCAGATGAGATGAAGGTAGGGATTCCGTCTGACGAATACATATAGATGTGGTTGTTTGCTTTGTATACCAGCAAAACATTTCGGTACATCCCAGGGCGAGGTGGATAAGTGGTATCATCACCCATCTCTGCCGGCAGTTCTACCTTATGGAAAAGAATTACCTCTCCTGGGCATTTTATCTCCAATGCTTTTGGCGGGTTGCAAGAGCAATCATTGCATTTCTCGCCCTTTCCCATTATTTACCTCCATTCATCTTTACGATACCCGTTACGTCGATACCTTTTTCTTCTCCCCACTCGATGAAGAGGCTAGTCATGTACCAGTCGCCATTAAGGTCCTTGAAGTAGTATTTGGCGACCTTCATAATCTCCTCTTCGTTGTTTGGGTAGTTCTTCATCAAAGTTAAGAGCTGGTTGCGCGTCGTGTCGAGCTTCAGCTCTGCCATCTGAGAAGATATGGCATCCAACTTCGCGTTAGTGCCAGCGTTAATCTGCGTAACGCCCCAAGTGCCAACGGCGACAAGCGCGGTACCGATTACGCCAACGGCGGTAATGATGTCGGCGCAATCTTTAATGCGAGAGAGAAACTTTTTCTTAGGTGCTTTTGTTGCCATCACGATAAGTCCTCATAGATTAGTTTCGAGCGGCCATTGACCGAGCCATACAGCTTAATAATCTTCTTTGAACGGTTATTTACCGAGCCGTAAAGCGCTTTAATCTCTTTGGCCTGGTTGTTTACAGAGCCATAGAGTTTAACGGTTGTGGCCGGGACGATGCTTAATGGATATACCGGGGTCGCGCCTGTGGAGTTTTCGCGGCGAATATAGATAGTGGTCGCAGAGTGAACAGTGATATGAAACTCATCCTGCACTGCGTTCCAAATAGATTGGTCGTAAGAATATTCTGTGTATACGGTGTCGTCGCTGCCTTCATTGCCGTGGACGACAGACACGGTAATATTCCCCGTACCATCATCATTAGCCACTACGTTCGTAATATATGCAGGAAGAGTCAAAAGCGTTGGGGTGCTAGCTAGAGGCGAATGACTTGGCGTTTGTAGCACAGTATTATCTGCTTCTGCATAGTAATGGTAAATCGTATTAGGCGTGATTCGTAATGCTCCAAGCGAAGTATTATCGACAGTGATGCTTGCAGACGATACAGCCGTTGCGCCATTAGACCGCGCGTATAGAGTGTTAAGGTCGAAGATAGATGCATACAGACCGCGATTTGGGTCGCTTGCTGGGTCGCCGTAATCAGAGACTGCGACAGCAAACGTCGCTCCAGTGTCAGATATAGAAGAAATCGAGATAGTAGGAGCCGCAGGTGCAGTGCCTCCGGCGTCCATAGAGAGGGTCCAGCTTTTAGTCGTGTTAAGGGTCCCGCCTGCGAACCGGACAGACAATGATACTGATGTCGCAGACGAAGCAGCTGTTAGAGTGGCCGAGAAGCTTCTGTCGCGAACATCTGGAGAGTTTTTCGTACCACTAAAACTTCCGCCAAATGAAACTGTCGAACCACCTGTGACGTAGCCCGTGACTGCGTCGTTCCAGGTCGAGGCGACATTAGAGTTTGTTCTCAGCGCGCACCGGACGGCACCCGAAATCGTAACAGTAGTCCCAGCATGGACTATTGAATCTATACGAACATTGCCCGCAAGGTGAGCGCCATAGCTACCCCACGAGGTAAGAGTTTGTTCTGTTTGCCATCCTGAACTTGCCATTATGCAATCTCCTCTAGATATACTGCGATAAAGTTATTGGCAGCAAGGGGAGTGCCCTCTCCCGGGTCGGACGATTGCATAGTAATAACCGGAACAGTAGGCGTGCCAGAGAGGTCAGAGTAGTTTCCTGTCGTAGCAACAGTGGCCAAGGTCGCTGAGTCGGCTTTGTCATTGAGCGCTGACGTGATTACCTTATTTTGAACAGGATTTGTCGACGAGCTTGATAAGGATGAATCGACAGTGACTGATGGTTGGAACTGGTATGCCGTTACCTTCACGATTTCTGGTGAGCCCGCTTCGTGCCACAAGCTCATATTCAGACCGTTGTATGCGTCCATGAAAGAGCCAATAGCGAAGTTAGGGCCAATGTAGAGTGGCGAAATCTCGTAAGTGCCAGTGGCAATTGATGACGGGTCAGGAGATACTGCTAACACTAGGCGGTACCGTACGTCGCCGCCAGCCTCCCAGATTGGGGTAGCCTCAGCTAGAGTCTTGGAAGACGTAACCGTAAATTCTACGCCGTTTTGGATTGGGGTGATGCTTTGTACCGTTAAATCAATAAATGTGATTGCGCCGCCACCATGCTCGTCGGTGTAATCTTTAGCCGCTTGTAAGGTAGCAGTATCTTGTTCGTCGACATAGGTCTTCGTAACTTGCTGCTCTGGGTCGGTCAATGGCATAACCGAATAGTCGCCAGTGGCGTTATAGTATACCATGCGCCCGCTTTGGCGGTCGATTACATACTGGCTGCGCAAGCCTAGTGGGTTGGTCTCATAATCATAATCGTCAACTTCGACTGGGCCAGCCCAAACAGTTATAATACGATGCTTATCGTCGATATAATAAGTCGTATTGACGCTCGTGACGTGAACAAGGCAATCTGCGATGTCGCGTAGGCCTTCCTTGGTATCTAAAACGATACTCGGGATTACAGCCGTGTACGGGCAGCGCGGTTTGCAAGGGCGGAAACAGCCCGGAACCTTTTTGCCATATTCATCTGTTACAAATGAATCTTCCATACCCTCATTATAAGGGGGTTTTACTGGTCTTGTATTTTTTTGTCGAAGCGGTTTTTCTCAGCCGGGGTCAGCTTGGAGAGAGGGACGATGATTGTGAGATTATCTATCTGCTCAGAGAAACCTCTCTTGCGCGCCCAGGTGAACATTTTATAGTCGTAATTTGTTATTACATAGCAGTCGACGGCGCCAATACGCGGCTCAATACGGCGTTCAAGTGTCACGCGGTTAAGCGGCATATCTGGGTCGAGCTTTTTCATGCGAAAGTAAAAGCGGAACGCGAATTGGTAAGCGTTCAAGAACAGCTCCTTCGGGTCGGTCTCCTTTTCCATCTCGTTAAAAGCAGCGTCTAACATATTGAAGATGTCGTCGCGCTCCATATTCTCAGCTAGCTCTGCCGACTTCGAGATAAGCGACGAGATAGTTCCCCAGCCTTGAATTGAGTCGCCCTTTTCGATATTCGCAATTTCTTCCATCTAAATCTCTCCTTTCGCCTCTTTTAGCCGCTCGGTGCCAAACGTTAACCCTCTCACTCTCGGGAACGCGTCGCACACGGCTTTCACATTTCTAATGTCATCGTCGACGAAGAACACTGAGCCGTATTCGATTTTCTCGTTTTTTAGTTGCTCCATAATCTTGCTGACCTGTTGCACTTTAATCAGTGGAGATGGGGCATAGTCGCCGTTCTTCCGGTAGAAGACAGTTGGCGACGGCACATCCGCGATGTCTTCTAGCCAACGCTCCGTAATCGTTTTTATCATCTCTGGACGCCCAGTTGCGAACATAACGATGTCGTCATCCTGCAAGGCGCGGTCTAGCAACCGCTTGCCGTCGCTCTCTAATGGGTCAAGATATGCGGCGAAGTAGAAACGGCGGTGGTCGCCCTTTTTGAGAAACTCCAAACGGTGCTCGACATTCGCGATGACGCCGTCTATATCAAATATCCAGACGCTCCTCATTTTACTTCAAACTCGTCCATTGGCACCATCTCGTCAAAGTTTCCACCCTTACGAGAGTATTCAGTTCCGCCGTCTGTGAAGTTGCCACATTTACAAGCGACGAAGTTGTGTCGAGATTTCGACTCAATAGTTTCACCGCAGTTTTTGCAATATAGCGCGTTCTTGTGCACTGTTGCTTCTGCCTTCACGTTTAGCTGACGATACAGTTCATCTAGAATGTCCGTCGCTAAACTAATACTTTTTGTTTTATGCCACTCAAGAATTTTCTGTGCTTGAGCGACGCTTAATGTATGTTGTCCTCTTATTATCATTTCAATAGCCCTCCAAATAGCATTATGACACCTGCACCTGCGGCGCACATAACTGCATAAAATATTATTTCAAATATAATTTCACGCCTCTCTTTACGTTTATAGTATTCGTCGGATTTTAACGTACTCGGGCGGTACTTGATAGTCTTTTTCATAACTAATTTAATTATAGAATAGGCCGGGTTGCCCCGGCCAAAATTCTATTTCGCGCAATCAGAAGCGTCCGTAGTTATGTTTTCCGAACCGAATGACGCATTCAGCATGGCAATAGCCGGCGCAACTAGTTGCTCATTGTAGTCGTCGACAGTAATCATAATCAAGACAGACTTTTTCTTCGCAGCTTCAGCTTCTTTCTTAACCTGAGCTTCGCGAGCCTCACGACCGTATAGACCGATGGCCCTACGGACCTTATCAGCGATAGTCATATTGGCTATTTCGCTTTGGGCTTCAGCCTGCTTATTGTTTGCGGCCTCTTTAGCCTGCTTGCGTGCACGCAACTTGCGGACACTCTCTTTGGAATATTCCTTATATTCCTCAAAGCTCTTGCTGTTTGCAAGCCAGCTAATTGTGCAATAGCTGTAGCCTAGAATCTCACAAATTCTAGTCCTTTTAACCCCCGCCTTTAACATCGTCTGAACTGCGTCATACGTTTCCTGTGTAACTGTTTTTCCTCTCATAGTAGTAGTATTCCTTTCTTTATTACTCTGCGTCTTCTTTCTTAGCCGCAGGCCCCCGTTTACTTAGTTTTCCCCCTTTTTGTCCGGCGATTTTAGCTCGCTCCGGTCCAGTAAGCCCATCCTTGCCTACCTTGTCGCTAGCAAAGCCACCGGTCACGCTATTCCGGCCCCCCATTGCTCCGATTCTGGCATAGAAGTCTCTACCATATTTCTTCTTATTGGTAAGAGACGCCTTTTTCCCGCCATCGGCAGTCCCGCTCATCTCGCTTGCTCCTTTCTATACTGGTTAAGTTGCTGTTACCCTTATGTTATCATACCGCTTGTGTGCCGTCAATACCTAAAATTTCATCAATTGCAATTTCGGCATCAGTACGACTTTTAAGGGCCATGTTATGATTCTCTTTATCCTTAGCCTCCATAGCTTCAGCCCACTCCCCCTGGTCTGCATACGGAGTGTGAAACAAGCCGGTTCCCATACGGAGTGCCCACTTGCTCCACTTGGCCATATGCTTAATGTCCTCTTGGTAGAATTTGACGTCGTACTTCTTTATAAGTTCTAACATCTCTTTCTGCAGAGGTGGCCATTTCGCATAGTCAATGAATGTAGCGTATGCCCTGAGCGGTGGCTCGTTTGGGTGCGCAACATTGTATTCATGCAATAGCTTAAACAAATTCTCAGCACCTTCTAGAATGCGTTGCTTCGGCATCAACGGGTTGCCCTTCTTAAACATTGTCAGCGCGCGTCCAGAATGGATACCGCGCACATGACACAGCTCGCAAAGGCACACACAGCGCTCGAACTTGGCTTGCCCAGTGACATAGTTATACGTGTACAATTCGTGGGCATGGCACTCGCCTCTTCCTAACTGTTTCCCACACGCTTGACAGGTATAATTTGCCTCATAGTAGCAAGCTTTACGCATATGGTCCCACGTCGCTTTCCCTAAAATGGTTCTCGGTGCAAGCCCATGCAAAGGTTGCGGAATGTTTGGCATTGTTAAAATCTTTGGGCCATCTTCTTTCGGTGCGACCCAACATGGCACCGTTTTTAAATCGAAATCGGGCAAGTTTTCTTCTAATTCTCTACGTTCACCTTCCCCCATTCCCATCATTGTTTCTTCTACTTCTTGCTCAGTAATTTCGTCTTTCATAATAGTTTCTTACGTAACACAAATCCTGTGCTTTCCACTCCTTCTGGCAGTTCGCCGTTAATCTCGACGTATGCCTTTACTTTTTTGTTGTTCAGAACTTTCTTAATATCGCATAGCTCGTCGTCGACCTCGGCGATGTTTTCTGCTTTATATTTTCCACTAGGGGTAAGAGATAGCTTGATGTAGTCCGTACTATGCTCTTTGATATTGTTCTCGACCATATAGTCTTTCACCATTTCCCATAGCGTCTTGAGCTCTTCGTCGGCATGCTGTTTGGCATGCAAGTAGTCGGCGAATTGCTTATTCTGCAAGGCTAGCTCGTCGCCCATAACTTTCAGCGCCTTCTCTCTAGAAACGGCAGTTTCGATTAGTCGTTCTAATGCTTCTTCGTTATTCATGTTTTACTCCGTCGCTGGTTTTGGCAACATCTTTGCTACTTTAGTGACTTGACGCGCTACGCGGCCAATTTTTACGCCCTTGGTGTCAGCGATACTGCGAATTGCAAAGGCGGCTGCTGCCATAATGCCTGCCTCGTCGCCTGTCGCAGCGAAACTTGTTTCACCGTCGTTCATATCTACGACGATTGTCACGCCAGATTTCCCCTCATACCGGCAGATAGACTGCAAGTCTTGGACTGACTGTGCTAATTTGAATGAAATTGACATTTTTTGTTTTCCTCCTTTCTTGATATTAGTATTATTTTTTCTCCCAATATGGGAGGCGCGGACGCCTAACTTTATATAGGACTAAGAGGTGTGTAATGATGAACTTTAAGTGTGTACAACAATATACATTTCACCGGAGGTATTTGGCTATTAAGAATACTGATGCACGAATGAGTTAAAAGCGATGTGTGGAGTTAAGAGTTCATTGTCCCATTAAGCATCCGCGCCCCCTACACTGGGGGGCACGACTTTAAAACGGCACGTCTAAATCGTCTGTGATAGGGTCGCCAGATGAAAGCACATCATCATTGCTTCCGCCTTGGTAAGGCTCGTCATCTGGGTGGCTCATGCGCACGCTACTAGACGTGAAGTCTGCGCGGCTGTACTTGCCATCTGGCCATACCTCAATTTCGACTTCAGGCTGACGCTTAATTAAGCGTTCATAGGTCTGCTGATAAGCTTTCGCAATATTCTCTTTCGAGCCCTTGCTCTCGCAAGTTTCAATTGCTTTTTGGGCATCTTCCTTAGACGCTCCTAATAGCATCATCAGCGAGCGGTTGTGAATAAAGCGCCAGTTGTCATTCTTAAATGAAAGCCAGTGCGTCGCTTTCGGATACTGGAAGCTATCATCTTCAGCGAACTTGAAGTCCTGAGCGATAGAGCCATTATTGCCCGCCTCGTGGATATCAATGCCAGCTACCTTTACTTTATAAATTCCAGCCGGTGCATAATCTTTGAAGTTGCCACCAGCTTTTTCTTCTGCTTCTCCCCAGTTAATTGCCATATACTATTTCTCCTTTCGGTTAATTTTATTACTTAATACGCTATTGATGTCGACCTCGCTCAAATTGACTTCGCCGGTCATTCCTGTGCGGTTCTTCGCAAGAGCCACATCGTCGCTTTCTAGTTGTAAGATACGATTTCCACTAGAATCTTTCTTAAGGTAGAAGATAGCGTCGCACCATTCCATGAAAGCGTTTAATGTGTTTTGGTCGACTTTCGGCGTGATTTGTTCGATAGTCGTTCCGTCGCTGTCCATCATGTCTTTCTTATCAGCGTGCGCCAATAGACAGATGCCGTAGCCCTTCTTGTTCATCTCGACAAGCATCGGCAATAAACGTGTGCGGACTTCGTTTTCAAGTATCTGCTTACCGTTGCCATAGCCACCGTTCGAGCGGTTCAGCGTATTCTTCAACCCCTCTTTGCTTCTGTTAATATCTGCTACGCGCTCAACAATTAGGCGCACTAGCCAGTCAGTGGTGTCGATTACGATGTAATCAAACTTGCGCTCTGGACTCTTCCAAAGCTTAGTCATCAAATCATAGAAATCGTCGAGCGTTGTTATTTGCGTCGTTCGTGGGGTGTTAACGAAGTTTGCACCACCTTCGATATCTACGATGAGGCTGTTTTTCATTTTGCTAGCCAACGTCGTCTTGCCCAAACCCGGCAAGGAATACACCATAAACTTTGGTGCTGTCGGCGTGGCTCCAGTCAATATGTCTACCATATTACTTTGCCCTCCTCATATTGTATTGTAATTAAATTTGTTATTCCCCCTACTCTCATACTATACCTCCTTTCCGCTTTTGTCAATATTTTTCTGCTTTCAATAATGCCTTCAATTTCAGCATTCGCTTTTTCCTTATTGCCCACCTTGCGTGTTCTTCAGACTTGGCGAACTTTCCATAAGAAGATTTAGGCTTTAGTATCCCTCGCCTCATTCTTCTTCCTCCCCGCAAAGTTCGTCGATAGTATATTCTTCACCATCTTTAAGCGTTGGTATCCAACCGACAAACTCAATTGCATAATCGCTTGTCCCCATATCTGTTAGGACGCAAAAAGTCTTATCTGACCTCTCGGCATATATGGCACTCTTAATCGAGTTGACCTCTGCCCAAGCTCGGACTGCTTTGCGTGTATTCTTATCTTTAATAAGTGGCTCTTTTGGCTCTTGTTTTATCTCTTGTATTTCAAACCCAAAGTCTTTCCCAAATGTTTTAATAATTTGCTCAGCTAGGTACACTAGTGCGCGTTCAGATTCATAGCTTGTCATTATTTCTCCTTTCATAGTTAGTTGGCTTTAGCGTTGTGGACTTACCGATAGGAGGCGTGCCACCGTTTTTGCTCATTTAACGGCCGGACTAGCAATAGCCCCGGTGCGGTGGGGCTCCGGCTTCTGCCACGAGGTTGCTAGTATAAGT